CTTTGCAACCACAAAAGGTGAACGGCGTGCTTGTGGACCCAATGCAGCAAGGTCTTAAGAAGGCCGGAAAAATCCCGCCATCTTTGAATGCTACGCGTTTGGCTATTGCTGTCAACGACGTGGAGCGCATTGTGAACACTTTGCCCGAGCCGGATCATGCTCGTGTGCTTACTGATGATGAGGCGGTTGCTGGAGTTGAGGGAGACGCGTTCCTGGCACCAATTAACCGCAAGTCTTCCCCTGGATTTCCTTTGACTCGAGAGAAGAAGGGGATGCCTGGGAAGATGCGCTGGTTAGGAGATACGGAGTACAAGTTGGATCCAGAAATTAAGGAGAAGATGAAGCAAGTTGAGGAGAATGCAAAGAACAACGTGCGCACACCTACCATCTGGACTGACACGCTTAAGGATGAACGACGTCCGTTAGAGAAAGTTCGAGCCGCGAAGACGAGAGTTTTTGCTGCAGGGCCGATGGTTTACACGTTGGTTTTTCGTAAATACTTTCTCGGCTTTGCTGCTCACTGCGCCAAAAACAGGATTGAGAATGAGATCTCTATCGGGACCAACCCTTATTCCCTGGATTGGACGCGGACTGCCAGGAGGCTGTGTAGCAAAGGTGACAAAGTGATCGCGGGAGACTTCTCCAATTTCGATGGCACCCTCGTGTTGGAGCTTCTCGCTGAAGTCGTGGAAATTGTGAACAAATTCTATGATGACGGCGAGGAAAATGCTCAAATCAGGCGTGTTCTCTGGAAAGAGATTGTGAACTCGGTCCATGTCTGCGGAGACAATGTCTACTTGTGGACACACTCCCAACCATCCGGATGTCCGATTACGGCGATTCTCAACTCGCTGTACAACTCCATCTCTATGCGTTACGTGTGGCTCACGGTGATGCCCGAAGAGTATTGCACGATGAAGGCTTTCAACGAGCATGTCGCCATGGTCTCATACGGGGATGACAACTGTGTCAACATTTCTGATGCCGTCATTGACCACTTTAACCAGCTGACCATTGCCGAGGGATACAAGGAGATGGGCATGACATACACTGATGAAGCAAAATCTGGTGCCATGATTCCGTACCGCTCCATTGGTGAAATTAGTTATCTCAAACGTGGGTTCCAGTGGGATGAAGACGAACATCAATACATAGCTCCACTGGACTTGTCCGTTGTTCTTGAGATGACCAATTGGGTGAAGGGCGACTTTGACCACGAGGAGAGGACGATTGAGAATATGGAAACATCGGCTTTCGAGCTCTCGTTGCACGGACGTGAGATTTTTGAACAATGGATTGAAAAATACAAACAGGTTGCTCGTGGCTTTCAGATGCGCCCACTCTTCTTGACTTATGACGAATACCGGTTCGTCGAGGCCAAGAAGTATGGGCGTCTGGCAGCTGCCTGCAATTAAATCCAGAGCTAGGAGCTCTCTCTAATCGCCGCAAGGAGGGAGCAGCAAAGTCCGGTCTCTGGTCTTCGTTTT